TGATATGTTTTTGAAAGTTTATTACTGTTCCAAGATTAGATGTCACTGATAAGTCGCCAAATACAGGAAACAAATATCTGCTTCTTATATCTAAACCTTTCCAGTTTGCAATTATATTTGAGTACTGATCTTGTAATACTTTTTTGTAGTTGTAATAAACCTTTCCTCCTGCAGCATCTTCTCCTAACAAAAATCTTTCATCTTTAGGGATCAAGTTGTTCAAATTATATGAAACACCTTGATTTATATTCGCTATAGGCATTGTATTGTCAACAAAATAATATCTTCCCATAATCCCTAAAGAATTTTTAACTACAATACTACTATCAGCTAAATTAGTATATGTTACAAATCTACTAGAAACACTTCCACCTATATCTGCAATATAAAAATGTCGGCGATCTTCATCACACTTTTTCACGCATTTTTGTACAAGTGGTATTTCTCTAATTCCAGGAACAACAAATATATCACCTGCACAATTTGCATCATTCATTGCAATATCAATTGCTTTGTCATAAGCGCTATATGTAGATTTGACCTCATTCGAATCATAAAACTCTCTTATAATAGCATCATTTCTCATATTTCTTTTGTCGTTGTCTCTAATGTCAACACCATCAAAACCGCCGTAAGTAAAAAAGTCAAAAGAAAGTTTATTTTCAAAATTATTTTTTAATTGTCTATCATCTTCCCAAATACTATCGTCATTTAAATTCAAATAAAAATACTTTGTATTTGTATCATTTTCAAAAGGTCTTCCAGAATGCTTATATAGCATATTTTTTTTATTATTATTGTTATATGTCGAAAAAACATTGTTTTCTTTTTTAATTGCAATTTTTTCTAAATGAAAAAATGAATTTAAGTAGTTGTCTTCTTCTATCCATATGTTTTTAAAATTCTGACTTACACCATTTAAAAAATATTTTGTATAGTAAAAATGTGGTGATATATCATGAGGTGTTATGCTATCATATCTTCTTTCATGCTCATTTCCACTAAATTTAGATTGATTAAAAACTACTCCCCAGTTATTACTTATAGGTCTATCTGATCCTGCAGATATCAAAACATTTTCAGTACTATATTCTTCATAGTAATTTAATGCATACATTGGAGGAAGTTGATATACTCCATCATTAAATATGTCGTCTATACCTGCTTCATACCATGCTGAATATGGATCTTTTTTTATGTTAATATGAGGATAAGATCTAAAACCTGACGGTATTAATTCGTGTTGATTATGTATTGTTTTATATTCAATATCATCATGTATTTCTACTCTAAGATATTGACTTCTATTTTCGTACAAGCCTTCTTCTACGATTTGGTCTGAAGTAAAATCATAATATTTATTTATCGTCCCTATTTGAAATCCAATATAGTTATCACTTTCAGGATCTAAGTTAACATCCTGATAATATTCTAGTTCAGTATATTCATTGCTTCTTGCATCATATTCAAAAATATAAATATCAAATGTGGCAAAGTCTTCAGGTTTTGCTTTTTTATATAGATTTTGTGTACCTCTTAGTATTGGATTAATTTTAATTCTATATTTATTTCCAATGTCACCGTCATCTAGAGAATGAAACTTAAATAGATCTTGTACTTTTTGATGTACATTCATTCTATTATCACCAATGTTAGGATCATTTAAATCTGATCTATTAAAAGGCTGTGCTGTAATCCACGGTGTTTTAGCAGTCGTAAACTCACTTTCAAAAGAGTTATAGTCAGGAAAAGTAGGATTATTAAAAGTTGAATATGGTTTTGTTGTAAGAACAAATGTATCTTTGTTGCTAATGCTATTAAATCCGTTAAACGGGTACGAAGAATAAAGATAATGACCTTTTTCTAATAATCTACTTGAAAATTGATTTTTTAAATTACTTTTATAGTCAGTTGATTTTTGTAAGTAGTTGTTACCATCATGCTTAATTCTGCAAGCATTTTTTATATCTGTTTCGTTTTTTGGCGAAAAACCAAGTAATCTTATGTAACAATCTTCACTTGATACTGTTTTATTTGTTTGACCAGCGTATGTTGCTGCTGTTGTTGTATACGCTGTTTGTTGATTAGGAGGTGAATCTACTAATAAATTAGGTAAAACGCCACTAGCAAACAAGAAAACGTCTGTCAAAAATGAAGTATTTTCAGTAATATTATTTAAATGATTTAAACCATCTTTGTAATACCCTAATTCATTTAAATAGCCAATTTTAACAGGATCTGCATATTGTGCAGTTGTACTTGTACTGTTTTCAGATACTTTTTGAAGAATAAAATTAGTACTTCCAGCTTCACCACCTGCAATTGCATTTAAGTTGTTGCTTCTTGTTTGAGTCAATGTACCACTAGAAATGTTGTTTGCAACATTAAAGCCACTACCAATCATCTTACCTGATTGTGCATCAACAACACCTGTTCCTATACCTAAAACTCTAGTAAATGAAGAATATACGCCTCCATTATTTAACCACATAGAAGCAGCATCATAAGCCATACTATCAACATAGCAAGCAAAGTCATCATAAAGATGTGCAATCTGGTTTTCCCTGTAATTTCCTAGTGTGTTATTTAGCGTGTTATATACAGGAAATCCACCTGTTGTTTGTCCTGCAAATAATTTTTGTGGAACAAATGCTTTTCCTTTGTAGGATGTGCCAACAATATTTGCTGTTGTTTCAATTAAGCTCTGTTCTACTGTTACAGAATCATTTTTTCTAGTATTACCAAGTCTAATATTTATAAAATTATTTGTCATTTTAACCTTGCAATCTTTATGCTATATCAATAATTATTAATCACCAGAATTTTGCTGTTTTTGCTAACTATTAATTATTGATAAAATATACATGCAAGTTAAAAACTTTTTACTCACAACAAAAAAGAGTACTCTGCGTAAACAAAATACTCTTTATATAAATTTAAAATATTAATTAGTAAAAAATAATATTAGTATTGTAACACGCAGTTATCAAAACGTAGTGTCAAAGAAATCTCTGCCATATCGTCGCCATCATAAGAAAGATCTCCAAAAGATGCAGATGTAACAAATGCACCTTTAATGTCCCATAACTCAACTACAGTTCCAACAGGATCTAATAGTTTAAGTTGACAATCTCTCTTATAAAAGTCTGCGTAACCAGCGCGACCACTTACAGACTCGTAGTGAGTACGAATCCACTCCATTACTTGTTGTGAACCTGAAGGTGCAATTGGATCATGTAATGTTACAGACAATGTTTCAAATGTTGTACGACCAGCAAGATATCTCATGCTATTGATGAAAGGTACTTGTGTGTCAGTTGTAGAATATGAAGGACGACTTGCGGTCTTCATAAGAAAAGCGTCGATACCCTCAATAGCAAAGACCCAACGATTCTTTCTCTTTGGTTCAAACTTATTAGGTATCATCTCCGTTACTGATAGTGTCTCAGCCATTTTTAAAAACTCCTAAATTCTTTAATTATATATATCACTAAAATTCTTATTGTATGTTATTAGCAACAACAAAGTCTAAAGAAATAAATTCTACACTCTTTGTAGGTTGCAAGTAAATCTTACCACGAATGGTATTGTTCTCGATGTCGTTTTGAGTAGTTGTTGTTGCATCAATTTGCACCTTATATCTCTCGACACCTCTTCTTTGTTGCACGTTTGCCATAATTGGTTCAACTAGAGCAGAGAATCTAGATAGCGTCGAAGCTCTATTTGGTTCAAATAAAAGTTGTTCTCCAACTTTCTTTACTTTACGTCGAATATCAATTAATAAACGTCTAACATTAATACGATCTAAAGCAGAGGAATCTTGTAATAAAGTCTTTTGCCCGAAAGCATAAACCTCACCACTACGTCCTGCTGGAACATAGATTGGATTAATGTCTTGATCGTATAATTCATCAAGAAGATCTCTGTTCATTTGAACACGTGAATCAATTGCATTTAAACGTCCCCGACTTAAACCAGCTGGTGCAAACCATGGATCTGCAATTGAATCATTACGACTCATTACACCTAACATCCCAACCGAAGGAGGAACTACAACAGGTGCATTATCAGAAGGTCTTCTTACTAACACATCAGGGAAATATGCCGCAGCAAATGATGTATCTAAAGCACGCGCCTTAAAGTCTGAAATTGTTTGTCTAACATGAGGTTTTGTAAGCTCACTCTCAATTAAATTACCACTTGCATCTTTTTGTGCAATATCCATGATTAACATAGCATCAAATCTATCTTCACATGCTGTAATTGCATAATCAGTAACTTGTGGTGATCTTTGTCCAGGTAAAGCTAAAAGTTGGAATTCTGTAGCAGACTTATCAGAAAGTACATCAACTGCTCTTCTATAAGCCATTACTGTCGGTCCAGTAAACTTTTGTGAAGAAGTTTCATCTTGCCCTTCTCTTAAAGATGCTACACCTGATAATTGTGCTTTTTCTTCGTCGAAGATATTAACACCATCAAAACCACCTTGGAATAAACATCTAAATTTAAGATATCTTGAATTACTAATTGTAGCATCTTTAGAAATAGTTACAAATCTTTCATCACCATCACTAGGATCAAAGCTAGCATCTCTCTTATAAACTGCTCCATTCCAAGACTTAATATCTTTGCTAGAAGCATCTATAGATTCAGACGGAATTAAGATTTTTTCTAGAGTAAAGAAAGAGTTTTGACTTTCATCAGCAGAATCTGTTGTAATCCAAGCAGGATTAGATCCAAATGATGGGAAAAACTTTGTCCAAGATTCAATAGACTTGTTAAATACTTGTTCAACTAGCTCTTTATGATCAGAGTCTTTATTTTCTCTTACACTTAACTTAACTCCCCAAGGTAAAGAAGAATCCGCTTCTTTTGTTGTAGCTGTTAGTTTTCTATTAATACTGGTAACAAAGTCTAAAGGAGCAACTTGAGATTTAGAAAGTGTTTCAGTTACAGCATCAGAAGAATCAGTAAATACTCTATGCGCATTATCAGCTCCAGCATTACCAATAGGTGGTTCAATAAAGTTTCCGTCACTGCTAGTAAATAAGTGTGCATGTCCTTGGAAACCTGTAGGAAGTGCGTCAACAGGCAGAAGACCTTGTTTTAGCTCGTCTGATAATTCAATTCTTACGTGAGAATTCTTTAGTGGATATTGACCTTCAACTCTTAATCTTTGACTTCCAACATCTTTGTCAAAATCATAATAAGTGTGTTGATCACCAATTAATCTTCCAATAAAGTTTCTGCTGTTAGGATCTAAATTAGCATTTTTCCAAGCAACTACAACTTCTCCTCTAACCGGATCAGAATCAAAGCTTTCCAAAGAAAGATCAAATGACCCGTATTCGTTTTCGCCTGCATATCCTAAATTAGAAACTAAAAGTCTATATTTAGTATTACCTACAGCACCATCATCTAAAGCATAAAGTTTAAATAATTTTTTAGCTTCACCAGCAGACGCTGTCGCAGGTCTTTCATCAGTATTACTTGCTGCACTGTAGAATTGTGAAACAATCCAAGGTGTTTTAGCAGTTGTAAACTTCGAATTAAATGACTCATAGTCAGGTTTACCAGCAGCAGAAGTAGCTCTACCACCTTCACCTTTTACTAAGAATCCTACCATGCTATCATAGTCAGAACCTGAAAGAGCTGTAGAGCCTGCATGAAACAAGTTTGTTTGTGAAGGTTTTGCAACATCTTTATCGATATCCCAACTAGCATAGAGTAGATGACCTCTTTCTTCAATTTTTGTAGGATCAGTATTTAGAACCTTTGAAAAATAAGTTGAAGAATCAGGATCAAAAGAGCAATTTAAAACTGCAGGTTCTTGTTTGTTGGTAAATCCGTTTAAGATAACTTTAAAACCTTGACTAGTCAAATCAACAACACCTACTGGATAACCAGTAAGATCTCCACCAGCTGTTCCTCCAAAAACTTTTCCATGTGCAACAGATCTAATATTGGCATCAGTTGCTGTTTTTGTTGAAACTAGCTTGTCAGAATCATCAAGATCAGTATTAGGATCTAGAGTAGCTACAACACCTTGAGGAGTCATAAGAACACCTCTAATTACTGGAGACGCCTTTTTGCTGTTAGCGAGTTGCTTACTTTTGTCATTTAATATTGTAGTTCCTTCTGCAGGGACAGTCTGTGTTAATAAGACTTCGCTTCCTTCTTTAGCAGATGATTTAAGTGTTATAGTCTTTGTAGGATCATTTGCATCATTTGGATTATCTGTGACTTCAAATACTTCGCTAGGATTAAAAGATAAATTGCTAAATTTAAAACTACCTTCTGCAACTGCAGTGCCTGCTGCTGAATCTTTATTCAATGAATTTTTTAGTCTATGTGCATTATCAGTATTACCGCCATGAAGTATTTCAATAGTGTTATCTGCAACAGTATCACTTAAAGCATCTACAAATTTTATTGTAAGTACGACATCTGACGTTACTCCTGGAACTACTTGATGAGGTAATGATATAGTAATTGCATGTGTTGCATCTAGTCCACCTTGAAGATCAATTGCATTGACTAATGTTGCATTTGTAAATTGTTGTACACCAGAATCTGTTAAGAAAGATGAACTTGATGTATCTTCCATAAAGCATCCAAGCATGTGAGTTCTACCAACACCTATTGCATCATTAGTATTTGAAATTTGTGCATGAGTATTATCTGCAACTTTATCGATACCTGAAGTTGCTTGAACTAATTGTTGTCCAACAATAAATCCTGCATCTGTTGTTTTACCATCAGTGCTTTTCTTTTTTCCATCACCTACACCTAAAACTCTAAGAAATGTACCTGCTTGTGCAGATTTCATCCATTCGTTAAGTGCTAAAGGTCCAAGAAGGTTGGAGTTTGATTCTTTG